GGTAACGTAATCAACCTGAACTAGACCGTGTGCCAGGAACTGGCTAAGACCCGTTTGCGTACATAAGGGATCTGTTTAGATATAGGTAACTACCTTAGAGAACGGCTTGACAAACGTCTTCTGTTCTGTTAGAAGTATATAAAAGGAGTAATCGAATGATAGCAACATCTATCAGCAAATGGATGTTTAGATTATACATAGTCTGGTCTATACTTGCTGATATAACAATTATATCTAGTCTCATATACTATTTCTTTTTCTACTAAATAATATTGAGTACTTCGTAAACTGGTGGTATTCGTTTAGGAATTACTTCAATTTTTTTTTTGGATATATTTGAAAGGAGAAGTATATATGGCAAGTGCTATTAACGCCAAAGTAACAGCCAGAATTATGGCTCAACATAGACATCTAGATGCACAGATTGAGAATCTAGAACGAAAGATGAACGAGACAGCAGATACAATTACAGACCTCAAGAATTATAAACAAAAGATAAAGGATAGATTACAAGCGATGTCCCTTCGAGAGGAGAGGCAGTCGAAGAAAGAAGAACAGTCGAGACCAGCATATGGTCAACAGCTCGATTTATTTAATAACTATCATAGGTGAATATACATTATGCTACATAAGATAAGTGATTTTGTAAAACGTATTTCGGTGATGCATGACGAAGCACAATCGTTATCTAGGATGAAATACGAATCCCCCAAAGCGACACAAGAAGAGATAGACAATCAGATACAGAATATTCAAGCGATGGCATTGAGTATTGCGAAGGACAAGTCTTCGTACAGTCGAGTCGAGGACAGCTATTACTTAGATAGGGCCAAGTATAACATTGATTAAGGTTTACCATGCGGGTCGGAACGGGGGTTCGAGAGGGACCCCTACCCATGGAAAAAATCTTAAAAAAATCCTCGTGAACCGAGGAGAGTATAAATAGTATTATGAAGACATTTAAACAAGTAGATAATATCGATTGTCTCTGCGAGGAGACTTATAAGGACCTAGAGATTACCGAAGCAGAGTATCAGGGTAAGAAGGTGAAACTGAATGACCCGATACGAGGCGGTAGTAAGAAGTTCTATGTCTATGTGAAGAACAAGAAGGGTAACATCATCAAAGTTTCTTTCGGTGATACGACAGGACTATCCATCAAACGAGATGACCCTGCTCGTAGAAAATCATTCCGTGCAAGACATAATTGTGATACAGCGAAAGATAAGACGACAGCAAGATACTGGTCTTGTTATCAATGGCGTGCTAACGCACCCGTCAATAATTAAACACTCTTAACTCACTTTATCAGGGGTACTATGATATCAATACGATTCTAAAGACCGTTTAGCGGGCGGTTATGAGATTCGTTTTTCCCCCTCTAAGAGAATCTTCTCTCAATCTCTTTAAGATATCTTGCTTTCTCTTTATTCTTACCGACCGCTGACCTTCCTCTAGCACTTGATAATTGTTCTATTGCGTCTTCTAGTTTAGATTTAGACCAACCTTTAATTCTTGGCTTACCATTGCATGTTGCATCTGGATTTGCTTTACGTTTTCCTGGGTGTATTATTGCCATATTAAACTCCTGTTATAAAACCAACTATTATGACTGCTACAAGAATGGCTACTGCAGCTCTTAAAATTGTATCTAAATTTTTCATACTTTTCTCCTTTAATTAATTAATTTTTTGTATATCTCTAAATCTTGGTTCTTATAAGTACTCATGTACGTCCTTTGAGATACCTACCTAAGCTAGCTGAGTAATTGGTCGGAGTGGCAAGATTCGAACTTGCGACATCTACGTCCCAAACGTAGCGGTCTACCAGACTGACCTACACTCCGTAAGTATTCCACCAGACAGTTATAATAAAGATAGTAGGGGATACAGGTAGTACTATAAGCAAACCTAAAAGCGTAGCTAATCTCTTACGCCAGTTTGTTGTTAATTTATTGAATATTTTTAACAGCAACTAGAATCCAAGTAACCAAGTATTATTGGCAAACCATGCTGTCACATATAAAACTAAAAGTAAGATACTCAAAACAAATCCACGTATGTAATCTTTTATAGTAATCATGCTTTATTCCAATTAAATGTGTAAGTTATATCTTCCTGTTTATTCAGTAAATCGTCTGCTATCACACTTTTAAACTTGGTAAATTTTTCAGGTGGTGTATCACTAGTCAAACCATCTAAAACTTTATAGTGGTCTTGCGACAATTGTATGATTGCATAATGTATTACTTTCATCAGGTCATCCCTATTACGACCTTGCTTCTTGCCATACCTTTGGGCGTACTTCAAGATATTGCCCATACAGAAACCTGTACCATGACCTTGGTCAATAATAATTTCAGTTGCCTGATAGTTTTTAGTTTGAGCGTAATGTGATTCATAGGTCTTATTCACATAATCCATAACATCATTTACAATTACATTTTCGTTAAACTTGTACTTGATTTTGTTCATTGTCATATTGTCTTCCTTTCACCATATTTTGTTTTATCATTAATTTTTGAGAGTCAGATAATTTAGGGTCAGTAAATCCTCTAACCTTCTTTTGTATTTTAGTTGGGTCTAAAGCAAGCATACCACAATAGTTTAGAAACGACCAATGGTCTTCACTTTCTTCATTAAGAATCCAGTCGATTGCATCGGCCTTGTGTTTTAAATGCCTGGGTCTTTTTCCCGTGTACAAAGTATCTTCAATTGCTTGAGTTATTACTGCCGTAATAAGTCTTTCTTCATCATGAACCATTATATTATATATCCTTTACAATTTGCGAGAAGTATGCCCAATAGTGGTCACCGTTCTCTGTTACATATCCGATTGAACCTGCATAATCAAGTTCAGTATCGTATTCTTGTATCTGTACACCAAGTTCACCAGCAGGGTCACCTGTCTTTGTTGCGATTGATATGTCAGTTATCTTACCTTCTCTTCCATATTCACACTGGTTTACATTTACTTTATCGTCTATTTTAATTAACACTCATTACCTCCTGTCAATACCAATACTTGTATATACTCTTTCTGATTGTCTAACAATATAGGCCTTTTTATTAGGGTCTAATTTTAATGCAGGGTCTTTAACCTCAACATCTTGTAAGTTAGCATCAATACTGAAAGAAATTTGACCTGCAAGTTCAGGCCATTTAGAGACAAAAGCTTTTACAAATTTATCTCTTTGTTCTTGGTTCATCTCAGAGATAACCTCAACGAGGTTATCAGCTAAAACTTCTTTCATTATTTCTATCATGCGGCCTCCAGCATTGACATTGGCACTCTATAAATTCTGCCAAGCATATCAACAAGACATTTACTCTGATTAATTTTAGTAATTATACCAGGAGTCTTTTTAGTCTTTTGAACAACATTAACTTTTTGACCAACCTTTAGAGTTGCTTTCGCATTTAATACCTTGCAATCATTAATAAAACTAGAAAGTTCATTAAGTTCTTTTAGAGATAGTTGCTGTATGCCAGCTTTGATTAATTGTATTTTATTCATAATATAGTTTTCCTTCAGTTTAGTTTAAGTAAAGAGGACCAGTCCATGCGATATAGTAATTACCGTCAAGCACATTTCCTCTTGGTTGATTTAAAGCAGGTGCATTGTAACCAGAGGCTTTCAATATATCACCTTTTTTAAATTTGCCGTCATCTTCTTTAACGATAAAAGCAAACACACTTCTATCTTGTATAACTTTAACGTATTTGCGACCCATTTTAACTTCTGTTTTTGAGTCCCAATCAGCAAGTTGTTCAAGACAGTAAGAAGATTTAGGGTTGCCGTTATTAGGTGCAGTCCAGAAATCGTAGTTCTCTTTAGCACCAGCCATCATATTCTTGATGCCAGATAAAAGAGAAGTAGATTTTTTAGTAACTAGTGTTTTCATAATGTATTAGTTCCTTTTCAATTGTTTATGTAGCAATTATATCGTAAAAGTAAGGTAAGAACAAGTCTTTTTCCATTAACTTTTACTAGTGGAAATCATTAAGCAGTTTCCAGTTCGTTGTCAATGACTTCATCAATGTTAAACGCATTGATATTAATTAAATCAAGAGCAACATCTGATTCTAAGATTTCTTTCTTAGCCTCGTTTTTGTCGATAAGACCTTTTTTAAGGTTTTCGACTACTGAGTCTACGAATTTTTCAGCTTCGTCCCAGTAGTAGTTTTTAGTTTTAGACATTATTTGTACTCCTTTGTTGTTTTTTTCATAATATACACATATTATACAAGAAAATAAGATGTAATGCAAGCGAAAAATGGATTATTCCATGAAATAAAACCTTTATTTTTCAACGATTTAGGGGGCGCACTTTGTCGCACTCTAAAAACCCTTATTTTCTGCGTTTTTTTCATTTATATGTACATTATACACTAGAAATACCCCCTTGTCAAGTAAAAAATGGAAAAAAACCCTATTTTTTTGGTATTTTTATCTTTTTTATTACTATTATACAATATTTTCAAGTTTTTGTAAAGCTCTTATAAATAGTTTATATAAAAATAAAGGAAAAATCAAATGTACGAGTATAAATGTAAAATTAGAAAAGTCGTTGACGGCGATACCGTTGATATTGACATAGATTTAGGTTTTGGTATATGGCTCAATGATGAAAGAGTGAGAATTATAGGCATTGATACTCCTGAATCAAGAACAAGTGATAAAATCGAAAAGATTTTCGGTTTAGCTGCAAAAGAGAGAGTACAACATCTATTAGGTGACGGTGCTACTCTAATATCTAAAGTTAAAGGTGATGGTAATGAAGAAATGCGAGGTAAGTTTGGTCGTATTCTTGGTGATTTTAGAACATCACAAGGAGATTTACTAACTTCTAAATTAATGAAAGAAGGACACGCTGTTGCTTACTCAGGTGGTAACAAGGAAGTGATTCAACCAAAACATTTAGAGAATAGACAAAGATTAGTCAATGAAGGTAAAGTAAATGTTGAAGGTATGGAAATAACCAAACCTGCATTAGTACAAAAACCAATTGTTGAAGAAGAACCGGTTGTTGAAGAAGTTTTAAAACCAGTTACGAAGAAAAAGAAAACTACTAAAAAGAAATAGGAGATTATTATGGGATTTTTATCAAACTTATTGAGCATTTTCAAGGAAGCACCAACAGTTAAAAAGTCTAAACGTGCCAGAGAAAAAGGTAAATACAAAGCAGACGATAAATCTACAAAAAACTACAATGAAGCATGGGTAGGCGGTAAAGCACCAAAGAAGAAGAAGAAAAAATAATGCAAGGCATTTTTGTAATTAGAGACAAAGGTCATTTTTTAGAATTTAGTAACTATGACGACATACCTGAAAGTTTCGATAATGTTATAAGATTTGAACCAACTCCTCCTGAGTCTCCTCACACAAAGGAAGAACATGAAGAGATGGCAACTTACAATGACAAGTTAAAAGAGTTAATGAAAAGAGAGAAAAACTAAAAATGGGTATTAGTGTAAGTGTTAGTCCTGGTTCTGGTTCAGTTGTAACAGAAACAGAAAGACTTGGAACAATTAATGCAACAATTGGTTTTACCACCGATACTGTTCCGCCAGAAACTATTACTTCTGTATCATCAACAACACATAATGGAATTACTATGACTGCAGGAACATCATCATGTACACTTGTAGGAACTTATGAAGATTCTTTTGTTGACGAATTTAAATATGTTGAAAAAGGAAGTAGTGATTTAGCAGGTTCGCCCACAACTGTGATTGGGCTTGATAATCTTCCTAGTAACAAATTATTTTATAATTTAAATCAAGATACAGCAGCTTTTGTTACGAAGTCATATACTGTTACTGTAACTCATAGTGGAGGCACAGATAATTTTACTGTTACGCATGTGGTCAATAACGAATATGAATCAATCAGAAGTGCTGTGGCTTCTTATTATGTTTAGAGATGTAAAATGCCAGCAGTAACAAGAGTCGGAGATGCTGATGTCGCCCATTGTTCAGGAATGGTTAGGGCACAAGGTTCTGGAAATGTTTTTGCAAATGGCAGACCTGTTAGTAGACAAGGAGATGTAAACACTATACATACACTACCTGGTAGTCCTTGCCCAGCTCATAATGCTGGTATTGCTTCAGGTTCAGGAACTGTTAAAGTTAATGGTAAAGGATGCGGTCGTGTTGGAGATAGTCTAACTGGATGCACATCTGTAGCTGCTGGGTCAGGTAATGTATTTGCTGGTGGATAACGGTATAAATATAGCATAGGAGAGATTGCTAAATGTCAAGATATGACGCAACACAAAGTAATGAAAGTAAAAGAAGCGCTAAAATCTATCGTGATTTAGATTTAGATTTTCAAGCCAATTCTGCTACAAAAGATATTCAAAAACTTAGTGATGTTGAGGCAGTTAAAAGAAGTGTTAGAAATTTAATTAACACTAATCATTATGAGAGACCATTTCACCCTGAGATTGGTTCTAACTTGAGAGCGATGTTATTTGAAAATATCACTCCACAAATGACTCATGCTCTCTCTAAACAAATTGATTTATTAATAAAAAACTTTGAACCGAGATGTAGATTGGTTCAGATAAACGTACA